GCTTCAGCCACACCCTGAGCGGTGTTGGTAGCCGCCCTGACCATGTTCTGGACCGGCTGACCTTGCTGGTACTGGCGACGGGGCTTTGCGTGAGCCACCCCCGTCAAGATCAAACACATCGTGAAAGCCGTAAGAAGGCGACTCATTCGGCCACCTCCACTTCCACCTTGGGCGGGCGACCGGGGCCACGGCGAACAGGCTCCTCCACCGGGGTGCGGGCCTCGGCCATCTTGAGCTTTGTCAAGAAACTACGGATTTCCTTGAGGGTTTCGGTGTGCGGATGCGGAGCCCAACACCCCCACTGGCTCCAGTTGCCAGCCATCTCACTGGTTTTCCAGAACGGGTCATCCTTGAACCGAACGCTCTTTTTCTCAACGAACCCGCTTGTGTCTGTGAACACCAACACAGAGATAGTTTCCCTACCTCGTTGGATACACCAGCCTAGGCTGGGCGGGGACGAATTAAGGGGATCGTCATGCCAGAAACACAAATCACCAACTTCAATCTCGGGCATCGCATACATGGTTTTGCCTCCCATGGGAAATGAACTTACTTGGCGTAAGCGTATCGACACCCTGTAGGCGGGCAATAGTTACGTTCCGGCGAACTCAGCCTTCAGTTGGTCAAACAGAGCTTGAGCTTCTGGAGTTACAGTGCCGCCCTTCTCCCGATTCTGTTTTGGTGTCAAAGGTTGGAGGTTCCGCCAGTTGTTGGCAGCCAGAAACTCCACTCGACTTTCTTTTAGATTGGCCTTGGACAACGGAAAGATATGATCAATTTCCCATGCCTTACCCATGTTCTCGCGGGTCATCCCGGGCTGGAACTTGGATTCAAGGTGTGCCCAGAGTTCGTCAACAGAACACCCAAGGTCGCGGACGGCAGAACCTTTCTTGGCGTTGCGCCTGATGGCAACGTTTAGCCGGTCGCGGAGGATAGCCAGCAACTTGAAGGTAGGGTCATTGTTTTTCCGGGTCGCCTGATAGTTTCGAGCGTAATCGCGGGACTTATCGGCGTTGGCGCGTTTCCACTTGGTGCTAAGCCCCGGATTGGCTTTTCGCCACTGCTGCCCAAGCTCCTTGATCCGCTCTGGATTTGCAGCACTCCACCTACGGACATACTCTCTGGTCTTGTCGCGGTTTTCAGACTGCCACTTAATCATGTAGTCAGCGTTCGCAGCCCACTCTTCCGGCGTGGAATCTGCTTTCTTTTTGTTGGCTTTCTTCGGCGCAACCTTCCCCCGCAAAGCCTTCACCGCAGCGTCAAACTCTTCTTTGGTCATCGGTAACCCTCCTCCTCTCAGCGTTACCACAGCGGTTCCGCTCTGACAACCAGAGGGTCATGTCTGTCTCCGACAGACTGTGTTACGCGACGTAGGTTTGCGATGTGTAGGAAGAGGGGGCGAGGTACACCACGTTGCTTTCCTCCCCTCGCTCTCGCCGCCGTTTTGCTATCCACCCCTCCCACCAAGCAGATTCACGCTTCTCTTCTGGTTTGTGGTAGCGAATGTCCGCAGCCATCAGGTAGCGAAGGCAGTCCATGAGGTGGGAAACCGAACGCGGATGGGGCTTATCAAGAACGATGCTTTGCCCGCCAACGACTGTGGACTGCCTTTTGTAACGCTTAATTTCTCTCTGGAAATTGGGCAATGCTCCCTCCAGCACTCGCAACTTGGTGGTTCCATTAGCCCGGATGTGCATGGCGTTACGCACACTCTCAATTCCAGCCATAATGTCATCTGACCCGTGCATGAAGGACGAGCCGGTGGCCTTTGAGCGGATGCCTAGCATCTCCAACTGCTCCGAATACTGCTGGCCGGGGGACCTGCCGCCGCCTATATCCGTTAAACGCGCACCGTGGGAGTCAATCAAAAAGGCGTAATGCTGGGGCTGCCCTGCCAGCTTGTTTGCGAACTTCTCGGCAAAGACCACGGCGGAACAGTTGGGGATGTACAGTTCGTCATAGAGGAGAACGAAGTCCCCGGACGGTGGGATGGCCGCGAACATCACCGCACAGATGGCATGGCCCGGGTCGATGGCCGCATACCTGCACCAGTCTGCGGGAATCTGGCCGTCAGGCAGTTCGTTACGGGAAAAGCCGTGGACTCCCATGTTGAAACTGCCGTACATGAGAACGGAGTCGAAGGTGAACTCACCCTCCGCTCTCATCCTCAGGACTTCCTCGCCCTGTGCGGCCCACTGTTCCACAGCTAGGGCACGGGCTTCCTTGGAGATGTGTTCGTTGTCGAGGAACCGCAGGACGAACTTCTTGGGGTTGTCATGCCCTTCCTCTGCCGCCTTGTCAGCCCGTTCGCACAGGCCAAAGAGCGCGTCATTCTTGGAGTGCGGGGTTGCCGACCACACCAGCCGCCCTTTGTAGTCAGCAAGACGAGCTTGTAACTCAGCCAGCCAAGTGCTTTCGGAAGCCAAGTCCTCGTCAATCCAAGCAAGATGGGCACGGTAGCCCTGTGGAGGATCACCCTCAGACGAGAAGAAGTAGATTTGCCATCCGTTGGTCAACTCGCAGGACTGCATATACCCTGCGGACTTCAGAACCCAGCTAATGTTCTTGATCATCCGGGGCGGAATCAGGGGCGGGGAGGGCTTGGCCTCGGACTCCCGGGCCTTGTCCGCAACCGGGTCATACGCCCGCCACTCTTTAGTATGGGCATCCTGAATGATCTTAAATGCCCCTGCCTTGAATAAGCCCCTCACGCACACCATCCCGATGTGCCGCCAGTCGGCCCCCACAACCACCGCTGTGCCGTTTTCCTTCGGGTACTTCCCTTCAATGGGGTGCGTCCCGGTTACAGCCCACGCGAACTCCAGCATGGCAGCCGTAGTCTTGCCGCTCCGATTTCCCCCCAGCACAACACGCTCTGAAGCCATGCAGTCATGGAAGGGTTGCTGGTTGGCATTGGGTCGATAGAGCCTGACAGACTCAAGCTGGCGGGATGCCAACTCCCTCTGTAGGTCGAGCATCTCCTGTCTGGAGTGCTGCGAGACATTATCAAGAGGGTTCGCCATGTGGGACCTCCACAAGGCGGCTCATGTTCATGGCCTGCTCTATCTCGGCCACAGGAATCTGGTTGGCCTGAATCATCCCAGCCGGGATTTCCACCTCAGTGGACTGGTTCAGGTAGTCCAGATTCTTCTGGGACTCCGCAGCCAACGCAATCTTCTGGGCAAGCCTCTGCTCCAACTCATCGTCAGTGAGGAGCGACACCGGCTTCTGGACTGCCCCGCTATCCGCCACGTTGTTCGTGAGCCTGACCACAGTCTCCAGAATGCTGGTGCGGATACGCCCGCCGGGAGGGGCTGAGTGGTAGGTGTGGGCCAGTTCGTTGGCCAGCCCGTTGACACCACCAAAGAGTCCGTAGATCGACTCCAGCAACTCAGTGGAGTGGGGGATGTTGCTGCCGCCCTTGCGGACAAGCGGGGCCTGCATGAACGCTTCCGCCGCCCGCCGGGAGGTTGTCTCAATCTTCTGCCGGTGCTTGACCAGCTTGTAGCAGGCTTTGCAGATCGGCTGGAGAGTGTGCTGGGTTCCGGGGACAAGAGGCCACCTGCGACGGTCGAGCGGCTTGACGATGCCACACGCCTCACAGGCGCGGCTACTTGCTATAGGGCCGTCAGGCTGAACGTCTGGGATGTCTACTTCTTCCATGCTTCACCTATCAAGCTGGAGCGAAGACACGCTGGGGTCAGGTCGAACACCCGCAGCCATCTTCTGGAGCTTCACCAGAGGGCTCTCTTCCTCAGTGGGCTGACCGTCCTGTCTGGCCATCAGGTCGCCAACAGACTGACCAGTGAGGAAGTTCCCCAGCCCAGCCACCGCATCAGATGGCAGGCGAGAGTCGAGGAGTTTTCGGATGATGTCGCTCATTCGATCCCGTTCTCTCTTCCCTTGCGGCGGGCATACTCCTCGTCTGTTTCCTGTCGGAGAAAGCCGTAGCCGCCGTTGTTGTTCTTCTTGGGGGGGGCCTGCATCTCTTGGATGTATGGGCCATCATTCGGCTTGGGGACGTAAGGCCCTCGCTCAAGAAGCGGGCCCTGATCCTGCGGAAACATGGGCTTCAGGAGCGGCATCTTCTTGATGGTGCCGTCACGATTCTCAAGCCGCCTCTCGTTGGCCTCGTTCATCAGGGCGCGAATGCGATCCTCTGGGGTGGGATCGTTCGCCTGCTTGAAGTATTGCTGGTATGGGTTTGGCATGGGGGTTCTCCGTGAAAGGGGGTCCGGCTCCCCGGGGGGACCATGCGCCGGTAGCATGGCCTTGACCCTCGGAAGATTCCCGTGAAACCTTGCGTAAAGCCCGGGGGGAGTGGCGTGACTCACTCGCCCCCGGGCCCCACACAACACGCACTCAGATCAGTTACCGAAGAAAGCCTTGGCAGTCACGCCTTCCGCAGCCGCAGCACCGGCAGCTTCCTGAGCCTTAGCAGCAGCCTTGGCAGCCTTGCGACCAGCCGATGCCTCTTCACGCATGGCCTTGGCAACCTTCTTTGATGCCTTGTGGGCAGCGCGACGGCTCATGGGAGCCTTGCCAGCCGGGGAGCCTTCGCCCACCGACACCTCTTCGGTCACGGTCACATCACCGGCACCATCGACCTCGACCGATTCCTTGACCTTGACGCTGGGGGTCACGGTCACATCCTGCTCGACTTCGACAGCCACCGGGGCAGCGACGGTCTTCTTGGTCTTCTTGCCGTGGCAGTCCGTACCGGCGTTGACAACACCGGAGGTAAGACAGCCAAGGAGGAAGGCAAGGGTGAACACAACGAACTTATTCATGGGAGCAATTCCTAGGGAGGGGAGGGAACTAACGGAAGACTTGGGTATAAGACGCACCGACCTGACCAACACCGATTGTAGTATATCGACTGCTTAGTATGTTCCTACGGTGACCGGGGGAGTGCATCCAAGCTCTTACTGTTGCCTCTGGGCTGGAGTAACCCTTTGCGACATTCTCTCCATAGGGGCCTTTGCTGTGGTGCATCCTGCCTGCGTTCATTACTGCCGACCAGTTACGAGCGAACCTCATCATCTCTGGTACGGGTTTCAACGAGGCAAGACCGTGTTTGTTTCTCTCTATGTTGGTGAGCCGGATTACTTCCATCTCGCACTGATTACCGACTGGCGGCGACTTCTTAACTACCTTCTTGGGAGGCGGGCAAGCTGCGGGCTCTGGGGTCAGTAATGGAACAACTTGATTGAGACATAGCAACGCAAAGGCTGCCATAGCCAATCCGAATGCCGCCCTGAGCGGAGTCATTTTGGATTACTTTCGAGCTTGAACTTTACATCCCTCTCTGGTGGCTTGGAGTCGTAGATCACCGCATACACAAGGTCCCGGGTTACGTTGGCCGCAACATCGCAGCCCTGCCTCTCCAAGCTGTTCTTGAGTTCTAGGAGTTGGATTACAGTTCCAATCTCGCGGGACTGTTCTCGGTTTCTCCTCCACAGGAGCGAGGACAGCCACAAGCTGATTGTCTTGGTTACAAACGGGCTCGTCAGGAGCAATACGCCAACGATCAGGATCAGGTTCTGTGGTGTGGCCCAGTCCATCTTATTCCTTTGTTAGGGAGGCGAATCTGTCGGACTGCCAGTCGATGAAGTTGGAGAGGTGCTGGAGGTCCGGGTACTCAGGGTCCCGCTTTTGAACCACCGCCAGCATCACCCGACAGTAACGCTCCATCTCTCTGGCGAAGTCTTCTGTCTCTTTTCTTTTATCCCACCCCAACTGGCGGCGGGCAATCGTTCCTACGATGTAGGCATTCCACTCGTCCAACAGATATGCAGGGCTCTTATTCCAGTCTTTGCGTTGCTCCACCATGTAGAGCTTGAAGATAGGGCCACGCTGATCCTTGGGAACTGAGTTGGCTACCTGTTCGATGGTGATCTCTGGGTGTCTGAGGACGATTCCCTTGCCGTTCCCTACATAAATGCCGTGTTTGACCGTGCTGGCGTGAAGTCTGTTGGACACCCCGTGGTTCATCTCATGCGCCCAAGTCACCAAATCACCGGGCTCTGTGGGGTCAGCCCAGTAATGCGGGTTCTCAAGGCGGCAGTAGAGGTCAGTCAGAATCTCGCACTTCTGCGGAATGGGCTTCCTGACTGGAGGGCAGATGCCAGTGACAAATGGGATGTCCGGCTTGACCAGCACCGACACAGTTTTAGGTTTGGGTGGGGGTGGGTCAGGAAGCCGGACTTGAGTTGGCTCTGTTCTCAGTTGGTAGGGCTGAAAAGATTTCGGCTGGCGGGGAGCTTTGGGCTCATCCCGCCAGCCGAAGATCGCAAGCACTAGGCCAACCAGAATGGCAATCCGCCCAGCGGTGATTGCTAGGGACTCCATTCTTGGGTTGGTCAGACAGTGGGCTCAGGCGTGACAACCGGATCGACAACCGGGGTCGGGGCAACCTCGACCACGGGCTCAACCGCCGTGGAAGGAGCCGCAGCCGGATCGACGGCAGCGTCCTCCGCCGCAGGAGCTTCCTCGTCGACACCCTTCGTCACCGGCACCACCGAACTACCAGATTGCACGTTGACGAGCGTCCGAACCTTGCCCTTCACAACAGGCGAGATCGCAACGCCAATCGAAGTACCAGCCGCACCGACCGCCGCAGTACCACCAGCACCGATACCCACCAGCGCACCGGGGGCAAAGGTAGCCGAGGTCATGATGGCAGTCGGGCCGATCACCACCAGCCAGAAGATGTCACCAACGGCAACACCTGCGGGCGGGAGATACTCGTCAACCACACCAATCGGAGCGTCGGCCACCGCAGCCGCAGTACCGTCCACCTCTTCAAGAATGGCACTCTTCTTGAACTTGACAACCGTGCCCGCGAGGAGCGGACCAGCCGAGGTGTTGCGAACCGCGATGCAGGTCACAAGCCGGTTGCTAAGGAACGAACCGGCATTGCTCGTCCGGGGGTCGGTGTCGATGAACACCTTGGACGATCCAACGACGGCACCACCCTGAGTCGGGTCGGTAACACCGAGAGTCTGACCCCGGCCAAACCAAGGATCGGCACTGATGATGGACATGAAGTTCTACTTTCAGGTGAGGGGTTGGGATCAGGCAATCGCTTGCAGCTTGAAGAAATTACGCGGACTTTTCAGCTTGATGTTCCCGAGGACACTCACGACGTACCTGTACGCCTGTGTATCCTCATTATAGAACGGTCCCTCGCTTGTCAGGAGGTTCCCTTCCATGCAGTACAGTTCCATGTTGGCAATGGACAGGCCGTACCCAGTGTTCAGAGGTACACTGTATTCGGTCGTGATGTCCACACCGTCCTGCTGGAATGCGTCCTTAAATCCGTACAGCTTCAGGCCCGTGTTACTACTGATGAGGGCCCGCTCCTTGGAGTCGAGCTTGTTCATGTAGTCGATGTACAACTTCCGATCAAGGACAACCATGTCGATCTGGCTCTCCTTGGTATCATTACGCTTGGCCTGTTGAATGCCCTCGCGCACAGCCTGAACGCACTGATCCTGCCATGTGAAGGAGTCAGCACCAGCGGAGTTCTTTCCCTTGAAATACTTGCTGGTGTAGTTCACCACGATTGGCGACCAGTGGTCATATTCCGGGTCCGCGACACCGTTCGGCCACGAACCCTCAAGCTGCGAACCAGCCACAGCACCAAGGCCCGTGTTCAGACCAGCGTAGTTGTCCGCAGGCCAGCCGAAGGGATCGTCAGCGTTGGCAGCCCGCTTCGTGCCGTCAACGATGCTGACCGTACCGTCGATGGCGAACATCGACTCAAGACCGTGGAAACGAAGTTCGTTCCCCGCCTTGTTACCGTCGATGTAGATTTCCTTTGCGAGGTGCTGGCTCATCGACTCTTCCAGTCGGGTGGCCATGCCGCCCGCGACGTTGATGAGTGCAGCCTGACCGCGATTTTCGAGCATTTCACGCTTGAAAATCGAGTCCGTGACCTGATAGCCACGGTACGGGAGGGTCGCGGTCGAGAAGAGATTCTGTCGAGCGAAGACTCGCGGAGTCTCACCGTTGTTACCACTCACGGGCTGGTTCCGCATACGGACCTGCCAGTTGAGATTAAGACCTGCACTGTTCATCACCACATTGCCGGAACCTTCCAGCATGGCGAAGACCTTGAAGCGACGGAACGTGGTCTGTTCAGTCTCCCGAAGGTAGTTCTGGATGGTAGTCTGAATTACCCGGGCCCAGTCAGTGCTATTAGCCATTTGGCTCTCCTTGGTCAGATGTAACCGGCGGCATTAAGGTTTTCCGCCAACATTTGTTCAAACGTCAGTTTCTGCTTCGGCTGTCTCGGATCGTTGTTGGCGGCACCGGCTGACCGGCTTGGATTCCGGCTGGCTTCACGGCGCAGATAGTTCATGTTCTGGGCGGCAAGGTCTTGAGGTGCTGGTGCTTGGGGCACTGGGGCCTGCTGCACTGGCTCCGCTTGCGGCGGCTGGGGCTGATACTGCGGCTGGGGAGGAGCGGATTCTTGAGCGTACCGTTGCCGGAACAACTCAAGCTCGACCTTCTCAACTGCGTAATCAGCCCGGGGCTTACCGGGCGGAATACCTTTTGACATTGCTTCGTCAACATATTTATGGAGTAGTAAGCCCGCTGGTGAAACGCTACCTGTGGTTTTGTCGAACAGCCAGTCAGCGTTTTCCTTCTCAAAGTTGGTTACAAAGCTCTCCCGATCACGGGCTTCAAGCTGTTGCTGAACAATCTCTTGTGCCTGTTTTTGAGCCAAATCCGCAACCATCGGACCAAGGGCATCCTCGGGATTGCTCAGGAACTTCTGGGCAAAGTCAGCCCGATAGTTCTGCCACTCAGAGAGAGCCAGCTTCGCGTCATACGGAGCGTCCGGGTGGATTACATCCCGGCCATTCTCGTCCTTGGTGAGGTAACGCTTGTAGGAATCCTTCAGTTCTGGAGGGTTCCACCACTTCTTGGCCTGAGGGGCAGCTTGCTGGGGGGCCTGCTGCTGGGGCTGTTGAGCTTGCTGTTGCTGGGCAGCCATCCATTTCTCAAAGTCAGGCCGCTTGGAGAGGTACTCCTGAGCAATCGGCATGATCGAAACGTATTGCTGTAACTGCCGGGAAGCAGCTTGTTCACGCTGCATCGACTGATACAGGCTTGCCGCTATTGCCCGATCATCCTGCCCTTGGAACTGAGGCAGTTGCTTGAAACCGTCCCACGGCGAGTGTGCGACTTCAGCCTGTGGGGATTGTTCCGGCTGCGGCTCCGCAACAGGAACATCATTCTCAACTGGAATGGAATCTTGCTCAATGTCTTCTGACATGGTGGCCTCCATTTAAGAAGTAAGACCACCGAATTGTGTCAAGGGTCTGGCGGCGGGCAATAGTTACTTGGAGATTAATCCGCGTAACCAACTGCCAGCACCATAGGCAGCATTGCCAGCCGGTGCGATTGCGTTACCCATTTTGGTTACAGTTGTCTGGGGGCGAACGATCTGGCTGTTGAGGTTTTCCAGTGTCTTGAACGATTGGTCACGGGTTTGATCCCGCTTTTTCTGCTCAACCTCCCACTGGCTGTTACTGCGGTTGTCACCACCAACCAATTCAGCCCCTAACTCAACAAGGTTGGTTGCATCCGCCGCCTCGTCTTTGAGGTGATAGGCAGCCCTGCCGCCCGCAGTGGGATTGGCGACAAGGTTTTTGGCGATGTCATCGGCTGTACTCTGGGCGAATCTGGCAACCCCGGGGATTCCGGTCTTAGCAGTCGCCGTCGCAGCACTCCGCACTGCATTGGGGATAGCCTTGTGGGAGCCCACAAGCCCGGTGCCGTCTGCCATGCCGTTCAGAAAGCTAAGGCCAGCATTGATCACGGGCTGGATGTAGGGGACTTGACCCTTCATGTTCTCTGGAAGGAATCGGTTTCCGACTGCACCCCGGAAGGTATCCCCGGCACTCATCCCCTCGGAGCCGTACCAAGCATCCTGCCCTTTCTGGATCAGACCGTCATTGCCCCTCCAGCCACTGTCATTTGCCAATACAGGATTGGTGCGGAAAAAATCAGAGCCCTGTGAGCGAACTGCCGCATTGCCCGCAGCCGCTGTTGGGTCTGTACCCCTGAGGAGTGCGGTCCCCAGATGGCTCATGCCGTCCGAAACCGCTCCACCCATCTTGGTCGTGAAGCTGCCAACGAAGTTCTCGGGGTTCCATAGCTCCTGAACACCACCCTCTGGGATGCCGGGGAACATGGTGCCGGGGCCGGAACCCGGGATGTAGGCGTGAGTCCGGCCTACCTGTTGTGCGTAATTCTTGGCGTGACCCTCATTCAGGCTGTTGGATGAGCCGCCAGCCCATGCTGCCGCGCTGGGAAACCAACTGTTGTCGGCTTGCTGCGGGGTAATTGAGTCATAGAGCCGGTTGCGGTTCTCAAGCTGGTCGAGGTACTGACCTCCCGGCGAGAACTCATAGGACTCCGGGGTCCTGCCAAGAGCTTTCGATTGCTCGGGGGTCCAGCCCTTCCCCGAATACCCGCTGAGCATCTGATCCTGAAGGGCCCGCTCCTCCGCCGCCCTTGCCGCGAAAGCCTCTGGGCTCTCCTCCTCTGCTTGCTGCGGCTGGTAGCTGGGGTGGCCAACCTGCCGGTAATACTTGAAGTCATCAAGCTGCGGGTGCTGCTTGCCTGCCGCGTGGGCAGCCGCCATAGCGTTCGCGTTGAACCGAAGCTGTTGCTCCGGGGGCAACCGGGCAATGTCTTGGGCGTAAGCGTGTTGCAGTGCTTCTTCAGGTGTCATGCGAGTAGGGCCGTTCGTAGGCTGGGATTGGTGGCACCAGTCTTGAAGTTCATGTCCTTGATGTCATGCAAGCCGTCTTTCCCAGCGGCATCAATGATCTCTTGCAGCTTCTCCATTGCCTTGTCGTAGCCGTGGGCGGGCTGGTCGAACTGCCGGTGGCCGGGGAGGTTGATCATAGGATCAGCACCCGTAGCGTCGTACTGCCGGACGTAATCAATGAAGTTGTCCGCTGTGTTCCTGTTGAGCCCGATGTCCCGCATTCCCGGGTTGACTGTTTCGGTCTGCCGCTTCAGTTGAAACATCAGGTTGCTCAACTCTGTTCCGTTGCTGCCCAGATAGGCAGAGTTGGGTCCAAGCTGCCACTGCCGGTCGGTTACGGCTGGGCGAAGAGCTTGAGCCTGCCGCCACGCACGGGATGGATTAACACCGTCAAGGATTGAATGGATTGCTTCATGCTGACCGACATTGAAGCCGTCCCTGTCCATGCCGCGACCGACCGTGTACGGGTCCATGAAAGCATTGTGGTAAAGCTGCTTGTTGATCGCAGAAGCGAACCCCTGACCACCGTCCATATTGGCAAAGCTCTCGGGGGTTAGCCCTCGGAACATGAGCCACTTCCGCTTCCATTCCTTTTCAAGGTCGCCTAGGTGGTACACGGCAGCATCGTCACCCATGCCGTCCGTACCGTCCGGGTGGTTCCTGTCCCTGATTCTGGTGAGTACACGGTCGCTCTGGGCCCGGTCGCCAGTGATCCCGTCGAGCAACCTCCACGGGGAGGTGCGGGTGACTGCCGTGTCCATGCTGTGGCCCATTGCCTCAGGGGCGCGGCTATCCAGCCCTGCGGCAGTGCTGAGATAACCTTTGTACCGCACCGTTGGGGCACTTCCGGTGAGGGTGTTGTTCAGCTTGTTCGTGTAGTTGTGGTTCTGGGTAATATCGTCCCAGATAACGTCGTTTGCCAAACGCGCCGCCCTGCCAGTTCCAGTGTTCTCCACGGCATCCGTTGTGGCCCCAAACGGCATCAGCGGCCACGAACCGTAATCCTTCGTGTCCTGAATGTGCTGTTGGGTGTCAGCAATGGTGTGGGCATCCGCTTTCTGGATGTTGGCGGGATGCGGCGTAAGCCCGCTGCCAAAGGCACCCTCCAGATTGGTTCGCCGGATAGCGCGGGCAGCATCATCGGAGATGAAGTGCGGAGCCGCCCCAACCAGCTTCCTGATCATCTCTGCCATCAGACTCGCCCTCCGAAACTACTTTTGATTGCGCTCACGCCACTCTTTCCACCGGAACGCAAGCTCGGCAATCCCACCTACGAGCGCAACGCCACCCACGACAAAAGCGAGGTAGCACACCATCGCGTATGTCAGGTCAACGGCGAATCGGGCGGGTTCCATGCCCTATTTATGTCCCGGCTGGCGGATTTTGCTCCGCTTCCTTGGCCTTGCGGTTGGCCCGGTACTGCCTCATGTAAGCCGCCTTCTGATCCTTGAAAGCCTTGTAGGCAAGAGGGTCCTGCTTCAGCACCCGGCGACGTTCGTGATAGCCACGGCGACCGGACTCTCGGTCAGCATCAG